GGAATCACATGGACACGGGTGACCTGGTGATGTACGGTGTGGGGTTTGTTGCAGCTATCGTCGCTTTTATCTTCTGGCTTAAAGGCGCCAGCGAGGGCCGCTGGTGACCCCAGATCAGGTTAGAGACCTCGAGCGCTACCTGACCCCAGCCGAGCGGGATGAGCTCAACAGCCTGATCGTGGCTGACATCAAGCAACACACCTGGCGCCCACTACCCGGGCCGCAAACCACGGCCTATGAGTCCAAGGCTGATGTGATTGGGTTTGGTGGTGCTGCAGGGGGCGGCAAGACCGACCTGGCTATTGGTCTGGCCCTCACTGAGCACTACCGCACTCAGTTCTTTCGACGTGAAGGGCCGCAGCTCACCGGCGTGATTGATCGCTTGGCTGAGATCGTTGGCTCGCGTGACCGCATCACCGGCAAGCCAGCGGTGTACCGCGATGAGGAAGACCGGCAGATCGAGCTCAACTCCATGCCCAACCTGGGCGATGAAACCAAGTACCAGGGCCGACCCAAGGACCTGCTGGTGATCGACGAGGCGGCCAACTTCCTGGAGCAGCAGGTGCGATTCGTCAAGGGCTGGGTGCGTACCACACGCCAAGGGCAGCGCACACGCACGCTGATGACATTCAACCCCCCCACCAACGCAGAAGGACGCTGGGTAATAGGCTTTTTCGGGCCGTGGCTGGACAAACGCCACCCGATGTACCCAACACCCCCAGGAAAGCTGCGCTACGTCTACGTGGACCCTGAGTCGGGCAAGGACACATGGATCGAGGACGACAACCCGGCACCGTTCGTGCTGGTCAATGGCCGGCGCATCTACAACTTCAACCCATACGATCACAGGCGAGAGGAGATCGTGCAGCCTGAGTCGCGCACGTTCATCCCGTCACGCATCACCGACAACCCATTTCTGGTGGCCACCGGCTACATGTCCCAACTGCAGGCGCTGCCCGAGCCGTTGCGCAGTCAGATGCTCAATGGCAACTTCGAGGCAGGCATGGAGGACGACCCATGGCAGGTGATCCCCACCGCATGGGTTGAGGCAGCCATGGCACGCTGGAAGCCACGCACGCCCCGTGGTGAGATGATGTCCATGGGCGTGGACGTGGCACGCGGTGGACGTGACTCGACAGTCATTGCCACTCGCCACAAGACCGAGACCACAGACCTGTGGTTTGACACGCTGCACATGCACCCGGGCACCGAGACCCCCAACGGCAACGTGGTTGCCGGCTTGGTGATTGGTGAGCGCCGCGACTACGCACCCATTCACTTGGATGTGATTGGTGTGGGCGCCAGCCCCTATGACGTGCTGCTCAATGCCGGGCAGGACGTGTATGGTGTGAACGTGAGCGAGCGAGCCAATAGCCTGGACCGCAGCGGTCGCCTGTCGTTTATGAACCTGCGCAGCCAGTTGTGGTGGCAGATGCGTGAGGCCCTCGAGCCTAGCTCAGACAACGGCATCGCGCTGCCCAACGACAAGGACCTGCTGGCCGAACTGTGTGCGCCACGCTGGGAGATGTCGGGCCTCACGATCAAGGTGGAGAGCCGGCAGGACATCGTTGACCGTGTTGGTCGCAGCCCTGACCGGGCCACAGCCGTCATCCTGGCACTGATCGACGTGCCCAAGGCTCGCGCCATCCGTGCACTGGCTGAGTCTGATCATCCTGCATTGGAGTATGACCCCTACGCTAGGATGTAAGGTGTCCGTGTTGCCTAAACTGCCCAGCACAATGCGCGCGAACCCTAAAAGGACTCGCAATCATGTGCATGTCAACCCCCGATATCCCGGCGCCAGCACCTCCACCACAGCCTGTCAAGCAACCTGACTCGATCAACGCGATCGACAGCATGAAGCGCAACCGTGCCAGCTCTGCCATGGGTGGTGGCTCACTGCTCACCGGCCCCAGCGGCATCGCCAACGCGGCCACCGGCAAGACCAGTCTGCTGGGCGGGTAATGGACGAGCCCATCAACAAACGGCAGCGCATGCTCGCGCGCAAGGGCGCGCTGTGGAACGAGCGCTCGAGCTGGATCACGCACTGGCGTGAGATCAGCGAATACCAGCAACCGCGTGCTGGCCGTTTCGTTGTCACTGAGCGCAACAAGGGCGACAAACTCACCAACAGCATCCTGGACAACACAGCCGCATTCAGCGCTCGCACACTGGCCGCCGGCATGATGTCTGGCATGACCAGCCCGGCCAGGCCATGGTTCAGGCTCGAGATCCCTGACAAGGCCCTGATGGAGAACGGTGCAGTCAAGGCCTGGCTGCACGACACCGCTGTCCTGCTGCGTGCCATCTTTGCAGGCTCCAACACCTACCGTAGCCTGCACACGCTCTACGAGGAGCTTGGCCTGTTCGGCACCGCAGCCACCATCGTGCTGCCTGACTTTGACAGCGTCATCCACCACTACCCACTGACCGTGGGCGAGTACGCGCTGGGCACGGACTACAAGGGCGTGGTCAACACGCTGTGCCGTGAGTTCCAGATGCAGGTCGGCCAGATGATCGAGCAGTTCGGCACGGACAACGTGAGCGATACCGTGCGCAACCTGTACCAGAGACACCAGGTCGACCAGTGGGTGGACGTGATCCACATGATCGAGCCACGCAAGGACCGCGACTTCAACAAGCGCGACAGCGTGAACATGCGCTTTGCTTCGTGCTACATCGAGCCCGGCAAGGACAACACCGACCGCTTCCTGAGCGAGTCAGGGTTTGATCAGTTCCCGGCCCTGACCCCACGCTGGGTGGTCACAGGCAACGACATCTATGGAACCAGCCCCGGCATGGAGTGCCTGGGCGATGTCAAGCAGCTCCAGCACCAGCAATTGCGCAAGGGCCAGGCGATTGACTATCAGGTTAACCCGCCCCTGCAGGTGCCTACTAAGTACAAGGAAGCGGCCAAGGCACGACTTCCTGGCGGGGTGTTCTACGTCGACAGCATGGGCCAAAACGCGGGCATCAAGTCTGCGTTTGACGTCAACCTGAACCTGCAGCATTTGCTAGGTGACATTCAGGACGTGCGCGACCGCATCCGCTCGAGCTACTACGCCGACTTGTTCATGATGCTGGCCAACGACACCCGCAGTGGTATCACCGCTTACGAGGTCGCAGAGCGCCACGAGGAAAAGCTGCTGATGCTCGGCCCTGTGCTAGAGCGCTTGCAGAACGAGCTGCTATCGCCCCTTATCGACACAGCGTTCGCTTACGCGAACAAGGCTGGCATCCTGTCCACACCACCGCAGGAGCTCGAGGGAATGGAGCTCAAGGTCGAGTTCATCAGCGTGCTGGCTCAGGCGCAGCGTGCGGTGGCAGCCCAAGGCGTGGACCGACTGCTTGGCACCGTGGGCAACCTGGCCCAGTTCAAGCCCGAGGTGCTCGACAAGATCGACTTCGACCAGGTGGTGGATGACTACAGCGACATGTACGGAGTGAACCCCAAGATCGTCATCCCAGACGACAAGGTCGCCGAGATCCGCGCGCAACGCGCGCAGGCCGCCCAGGCAGCGCAAACCTCGGCCGCCATGCCCCAGTTGGTCGAGAGCGCCAAGACCGCTGGCGAGGTGAATGTGCAGGGTGTGCAGGACGTCATGGGCTCGCTTATGGGATACGGCACACCGTCGCCATCCCAGGTTTAGAAATCACTCTCCTGTGAACCTTGGCCCGCTTCGAGCGGGCTTCTTTTTACCCGTGTCCGTGTGTCGGGTATCCAGCAATAGGATGCCACCACTTTGACCATGAGAGACCCCACAGACCTGCACAGCCAAGAACGTGATGCCGAAAGCGAAGAGCTACAGGCTCACGAGAAACGACGCAGGGAAACTGAGGACCTCAAGTGGTTGATGGCTCATCCACAAGGGCGACGTTTCGTAAGTCGTCTGCTGGAGGAAGCTGGAGTGAATCGGACCTCGTTCAACCATAGCGGCAGCGTTATGGCATTTGCCGAGGGAAAGAGACACATCGGGCTGTTCCTTACGGCAGAAGTGCTGCAGGCATCACCCGAGGGGTACTTCAAGTTATTGAAAGAATACCAGGCCAAAGAATGACGACTGACACGACCACGGTGACCACTACACCCGCCAGCGACAGTGGGGAACCGACGACGATGACTGATACACCCGTGACGACGACCACGGAGCAAGCGAGCACAACGCCCGAGGTCACTGCACCTGCAGTGCCTGAGAGCTACGAGTTCACGATGCCCGAGGGCGTGCAGTTGGATCAAACCGCTGCCGACGAGTTCACCGCGATCGCCAAAGAGCTCAAGCTCGACCAGGCGACAGCGCAGAAAGTAGCTGATGTGGGCGCCAAGATGGCCCAACGTCAGGTTGAAGCGCATGTCAAGTTGGTAGAGACCTGGACCGAGGCCGTCAAGACCGACAAAGAAATCGGTGGCGACAAGCTCGCAGAGAACCTGGGAGTGGCCCGTAAGGCCCTCGAAGCGTTTGGGACGCCAGAACTGAAAGACGTATTGAACTCCACCGGGTTAGGAAACCACCCGGCAGTGATCAAGGTGTTTTACAAGTTTGGCAAGGCTATCAGTGAAGACAGATTCGTGACCGGTGGCGCAAAGGGCCCCGAGACCGATATCGCAAAGCGCATGTTCCCCTCCATGAACTAACTTAAAGGTAAATCACCATGGCAACTCTAGCAACCACTAACCCCACACTCTTGGACGTATCCAAGCGTCTGGACCCCAACGGCAAGATCGACTCCATCGTCGAACTGATGGCCGCCCAAAACCCCATCCTTGAAGACATGACCTTCATGGAAGGCAACCTCGCCACCGGTCACAAGACCACGGTGCGCACCGGTCTGCCCACTCCGACATGGCGCAAGCTGTACGGGGGTGTTCAGCCTGGCAAATCGACCACTGCGCAGATCACTGATTCGTGCGGTATGTTGGAAGCCTACGCTGAAGTCGACAAGGCCCTGGCCGACCTGAACGGCAACTCTGCCGCCTTCCGCTTGAGCGAAGACGCAGCCCACATCGAAGGCATGGCACAAGAGCAGGCTCAGACCCTGTTCTACGGCAACGAAGGCACCGAGCCAGAGGCTTTCACCGGACTGGCACCACGCTTTAACCTGCTGTCCGCTCAGAACGGCGACAACATCATCGACGCCTTCAGTGGCTCTGGTGGTGACTTGACATCGATCTGGTTGTGCGTGTGGGGCCCTCAGACTGGCTTCGGTATCTATCCGAAGGGCAGCCAGGGTGGCCTGCAGATGTCCGACAAGGGGCAGGTCACGATCGAGAACGCTGACGGCGCTGGTGGCCGCATGGAAGGCTACCGGACGCACTATCGTTGGGACGCGGGTCTCACGATCCGCGACTGGCGCTACTTCGTGCGCATTGCCAACATCGACGTGTCCGATCTGACCACGGTGGCCAACACCAAGAACATCATCACCTGGATGATTCAAGCAGCCGAGCGTATCCCTCAGTTGGGCAAAGGCCGCGCCGCGTTCTACATGAACCGCAACCTGCGCGAGAAGTTGCGCCTGGGAATCTTGGAAAAGATTAGCACCAACCTGTCTTGGGAATCTGTCTCAGGCAAGCGCGTGATGACCTTCGACGACATCCCTGTCCGTCGCACTGACGCGCTGATCAACACCGAGACCCGCGTGGTCTAAACCCAACGAACACTGAAAGGAAATCAAAATGATCCTCGACAACCTAAACGAATTTGCAGACGCCACCACAGTGGCCGCTGCAGCAGGCACGGCCCTGATCGGCGACGTGATCGACCTGGGCACCGACGGTGTCAATTACGTCGACGAGGTCTATGCTGTAATCAGCGTTGACACCGAGATCTTCACTGCCGGCGTTGCCGGCACGGTGCAGTTCTTCCTGGTGTCTGACTCGCTCGCAACGCTCGGTGCTGCCACTGTCGCAAGCTGCACATTGCACGCTTCGACTGGCGCCCTGGTGACCGGTGGAACTGGCACCCAGGCTGCATTGGCTGCCGGAAAGACCTTGATGATGGTCGAGTTGCCCAAGGGCACCTACGAGCGCTATCTGGGCATCTTGTGCACCACTGGCACTACGACCACCACCAGTGGCAAGATCAACGCCTTCCTGACACCCACCCCGGTGACCCAGAAGTCGTTTGACGCACCGTTCCAACTCTAAGGACTAGCCCATGAAAGTCGTCGCCATCAAGGTTGCGTTTTTCAAAGGGCGTCGCGTTCGCGTGGGCGAGGAGCTCGACATCCCGCAAGGGATGAAGGGCTCCTGGTTCGTGCCTACCGATTCCAAAGAGGCGCAAGCCACCAAGGCCAAACCGGTCAAGGTCGAGCCAAAAGCTCTGTCCGAGATGGGGGCCGAGAACGCCAAGAAGTTCACCGACGTTTTGGCGTAAGCGATGGCGACGGTTGTCCCTGTCACCACCTTCCCGTTCGAGACCTCTCGTGACGTGGCGGTGACGACCTGGGACAACATGCTGGCAGACGACGATGAGGTGTCCGTGGCGGTAAACGCTAAACCTACACTGGCTTGCACCGGAGAACTTCATGGCCTCAGTCGTACAGATTTGCAATATGGCTCTGAGCCACCTTGGCTCCGACGCCCGTGTTTCGAGCATCAGTCCACCCGATGGTAGCGTCGAGGCCGGCCACTGCGCCACCTTCTACGAACCAGCTCGCACCGAGCTCATTGAGCCAGGCAACTGGCGCTTTGCCATCAAACGCGCAGCGCTGGCCGCAATCACCAACGACAGCACCACCTGGGCCTACGCCTACACCAAGCCGTCGGACTGCATGACGCCCAAGCGCATCCTGCGCGCGGGGTCTACGCTTACAGTGTTCACCCAGGACGAGGTAGGCTACTCACCCAACGACGATGACAGTGCCGCATTCAACATCGAGGGAGACACGATCTACACCAACGAGCCAGACGCGGTGCTTGTCTACAGCTTCGATGTGACCGACACCACTAAGTTCACCCCGAGTTTCGTGAGCGCTCTGTCCTACCTGCTGGCCAGCTACCTGGCTGGGCCGATCATCAAAGGTAGCGAGGGCATGAAAATCGGTGACGCGATGCGCCAGCGCGCGATGGCCCTGGCATCCGTTGCAGAGGTCTCATCGGCCAACGCCAGCAGCACCTCGCATGAGTTCACGGCATCGTCACTGGCGGTTCGCGCATGAGCAATAAGCTCCTGCTCAGATCATTTGCCGGCGGCGAGATCACGCCAGAGCTCGCCGGGCGCCTCGACCTCGTTAAATACCAGACCGGATTAAGCCTGGCCCGCAACTTCGTCACGCTCCCCCACGGGCCGGCAGCCAGGCGCCCAGGGTTCGAGTTCATCAACGAGGCACGCCTGAGCACCAGCGCCGTGCGCTTGATGCCGTTCGCATTCAGCGCCAGCCAGACTGCGGTGCTGGAGTTCGGTGACCTCTACATCCGGTTTCACATTGGTGGTGGCACACTGATCGAGGCCACCGTGGCCATCAGCTCAATTGCCGGCAGCACAGTCAACACCACTGGGGTGCACGGGTACACCACGGGGGATTGGGTCTACATCGGCAGCCGTTACCACAAGGTCACTGTGGTGGACACCGACACCTTCACCACTACCGACCTGTGGGGTGCGGCAACCACTGCGGTTGGCACCACCAGCGCGCGCGTCTACACGCTCACCAGCACCTACGCGGCGGCCGATCTGTTCGACCTGCACTTCACGCAGAGCGCGGACGTGATCACTATCACCCATCCCAATTACCCGGCTAAGGAGCTCAAGAGATTGGGCGCCACCAACTGGACTCTGACCGATGTCTCGTTTGCCCCAACCCTAAGCCCACCTTCCAAACCCACGGTGGTGGATACCTTTGTGAGCGGGTCCACCCAGCCTCAGGAATACTGCATCACAGCAGTCGGGTCGGACGGAGTCACAGAGTCACTGGCCTCGGCCAGCACGTCAGTGAACAACAACCTGACGGTGGGCGGTGCGTTCAACACAATCACCTGGACACCGGTGTCCAGCGTCAGCCGTTACTACATCTACAAACGCCGTGGTGGTGGATTTGGCTACATGGGCCAGGCGCCACTGCTGGTCGGTAAGACCATCTCCAGCATCACGCGGGCCGTTCTGGTGGCCACACTCACCACTGCAACCGACCACAATCTGGCCACCAATGACGTGATCACGGTGACCGGTGCGATGCCGGCCGCGTACAACGGGACATTCGCTATTACCGTTACCGGTGCAACCACGTTCGAGTACACCATGCTGGCAGACCCCGGCGCCAGCGCGGCACCGGTCGGCAGCTACTGCGCCATCAAGCCGGTGGTGGATGAAAACGTGCTGCCAGACACAACGCAGTCGCCACCCGAGGACATCATTGACCTCAACACTGGTGCGGGTGACTACCCCACGGCCACCACCTACCACGAGCAACGCCGCTGGTTTGCCGGCAGCACCAACAAGCCCCAGGTGGTCTGGGCCACGCGCACCGGCACCGAGTCGAACCTGAACTCGAGCCTGCCCTCGCGCGAAGCGGACGGCCTTGAGGTGCGGGTCGCCTCTATGCAGAACAACCAGATAAGGCACCTGGTCCCGCTGTCAGACCTGATCGCATTCACCGCTGGCGGTGAGTTCCGCATGTTCGCCGATGGCGCCCCGGCCATCACACCAAGCTCGATCTCTATCAAGCCCCAGGGCTACACCGGCGCCAGCAATGTGCAGCCGGTGGTGAGCTCGGGCTCCATCCTCTATGTGCAGGCCCAAGGCTCGCGCATCCGTGAGCTGGCCTATGGTGGCGAGTCGGCCAACTACAGCTACAAGACGATCGACGTGTCGATCATGGCACCGCACCGGTTCAACGGTTACACCGTCAGCCAACTGGCCTACGCACGCGCGCCCGAGCCCACGCTCTGGGCCGTGCGCAACGACGGCGTGCTGCTGGGCATGACCTACATTCCAGAGCAGCAGGTCTATGGTTGGCACGCGCACGACACGCTCGGCACGTTCGAGTCGATCTGTGTGGTGGCCGAGGGCAACGAGGACGTGCTCTACGCTGTCGTCAAGCGCACCGTCAACTCACGCGATGTCCGCTACATCGAACGTCTTCGCACCCGCATCTTCACTGATCTCGAGGATGCGTTTTTTGTGGACTCAGGCCTCACTTACGACGGCGCACCCATCACCTCGCTCGGTGGCCTCTACCACCTGGAAGGGCGCACGGTTGACATCCTGGCCGACGGCTCGGTCGAGCCCACCCAGGTCGTGACCGGTGGCACGATCACGCTGGCCACCGCAGCCAGCAAGGTGCACGTCGGGCTCAACATCGTGGCCGACATCCGCACCCTACCTCTGGCCATCGAGGGCATGCAGGCCTCTGGGCAGGGCACGATCAAAAACGTGAACAAGGTGCACCTGCGCGTGAGCCAGTCCAGCCTGGTCAAGGCCGGGCCAGACTTCACCCGCCTGCGCGAGTACCCGGCACGCAGCATCAGCGACCCCTACGGGTCACCACCTGCACTGCGCGACGGCGAGCTCTCACTCGCCATCGACCCGAGCTGGTCCACCGACGCGGCCATCTGCGTGCGCCAGGACTCGCCCGTTCCGCTCACCGTGCTGTCCATGACTCTGGAGGTCCAGGGCGGTGGCTGAGATCGTCATCAGGGCGACCCAGCCCGGTGACGCACTGTTGTTGGCCGAGAACATGCGCGCGAGCGATGCGAATGAGGTGCGTGCCTGTGGGCATACACCGCTTGAGGCTGCCACCCGCAGCGTGGCCACCAGTCTGCTGTGCTGGTCAGCGTTTGCTGATGGCGAGATGGGTTGCATCATCGGATGCGCACCCATCTCAATCGTCAGCGGAATCGGCTCGCCATGGATGCTTGGCACACCTGTGCTCGACCAGCAAAGTCGTGTCCTTGTGCGACGTACCCCCAGCTACATTGCCAAGATGCTGAAGGCATTCCCGCATTTGGTAAACCACGTCCACGCCGAGAACACCACCAGCGTGCGCTGGCTCAAGCGCCTCGGGTTCACGCTCTATGAGGCTGTACCGTTTGGCGCACTGGGAGAACCTTTTCACCGTTTTGAACTGAGAGCCTGATCATGTGCGAGCCAGCAACCCTATCGATGATTGCCATCGCCTCAGCAGCAGGGGGCACCGCCCTTTCAATGAAGGCGGCGATGGACCAGGGGGAGATGTCCCAAAAGATCGCTAACAACAACGCACTGATGGCTGAGTACGCGGCCAAAGACGCACAGTTTCGTGGAGAGGAAGAGGCCGCTGCTATCCAGCGCAAGGCCGCATCACTCAAGAGCTCGCAGCGCGTGAGCATGGCCGCCAAGGGTCTCGACCTGGGCTACGGAACCGCCGCCGACTTGCAAGACCAGACAGACTTTTTCGCGCAATCCGACGCCGCCACCGCGCGCACCAACGCCGGGCGTGAGGCCTGGCGCTATACCAGCCAGGGGCAAGACTTCCGCAACCAGGGTGCTGCTGCAGCCTACAACGGCAGCATGTCCGCTGCCGGGTCATTGTTGGCCGGCGCGAGCTCGGTGGCCGACAAGTGGAGCGTTTACAAAACACCCAGGAAAGTGGGTTAAGCCATGGCCCAGGTCCCAATCTACAACGGCCCGCAACTCAAGACGCAGGCACTCCAACCCAATTACCAGAACAACGTCGATGTGAGCTCTGGCACCCGGGCGCTCGGCCAAGGTCTGATGCAGGCGAGCGAGAACCTGGACCGTATCGTCATGCGGGATGCACAGGACGAAGCCTTCAAGATTGAGCAGCAGATCCGCAGTGATTGGCAGCAACACCGCGCCGATTTGCGCAAAAACTACAAAGCAGACAACGCCGACGAGTACCGGGTTAAAGCCGATGAGTGGTGGAAGACCGCAAAAGACACCTACGGAAAAGACGCGAGCCCACTGGCCAGGTCAATGGCCGGCAAGTCGATTGGTCAGTACATGGTGCAGGCTGAAGCCGACACCCTGGGCTACGTCGAGGGAGAGAAGACCAAAGCCAGAGAGGTTAACTTCCGAACCCTGCAAGAAGGCATCATCACAGAAGCCGGGCAGGCCGTCACGCCTGCGAACGCCAGTGTGGTGGCCGCGACAACGGCCGCGCAGATCCGCAAGAACGCGATTGCCTACGCGGCCGCTGAAGGCTACGGCAGCGATGTCGGCGAAAAGATGGCGCGCGAGCAGCTCGACAAGTTCCACAGCGAGACAGCTCTCTCGCTCGCCAGCAAAGATGCTAAGGCAGCCAAGGAGTATCTGGCCGAGTTTGGCAAGGACATCCCCCAAGGGTTGCGTACCCGAATCGACGACGCCGTGACCAAAAACTACAACGACCAGGAAGGTAAGCGCATCTCGCAGTCACTGGCCGGCAAGACATACGCAGAGAAGCAAGAAGCCCTGTCGGCGATTGAAGACGCTGACCTGCGCGAGTCGGCATCCATCCATGTTGATCGAGACCAGACAAAGCTGAATGCCGTTAAGACGGAGGCCGTAAAGTCCCTGCGTGGCGAAGTCAAACTGGCATACGAGAAGACGGGGCGCGTTCCCCCAACGGCCATGTCTGCCCTGGAGGACTTGGACAAAGATACCGCCGCCGATTTGTGGCACGGAATCAAGGCTGACCAAAAGGCACGGGCGCGCGAAGCCAAGGGTGAAGAGATCAAGACCGACCTCTCTGTCTACTACGCCCTGCGTCAGGCGGCGATGGACCCAGAAACTCAAACCCGGTTCGCTTCAACCGACCTGATGAAGTTCCGCGACACCATATCCACGACCGACCTGAAAGGGTTGATGACCCTGCAGGGTTCCATAAACAAGTCTGACGCCAAGGCGATGGATCAGCAACGGCAGCTAAAGCAGACCCTCGGGATGATTAAAACCACGATGCTGTCCGCTGGTCTTGACCTTACACCAAAGGAGGGCAGTGACAAGGCCGTTGAGCTCAACAAATTCATGGGGCAACTAACCCTTGCGCTTGACGCGGCCCAAGCTCGCCAACCCGACAAACCCCTCACACAAGACCAACTGCAGAAGGAGGGCATGCTACTGCTGCAGGAAGCCCACGAGCAGGGGTCTGGGTTCTTTGGATTTGGTGTCAACAAGAAGCGCCTGTACCAGGTTCGCTCAGATCCTGACGCGGCAGGTAAGAACTACGTCCAGACCAAATACAGCGACATCCCCGAGAACATCCGCTCGGAGCTCGAGGCCTCTGTGCCAAAGAAGACAGGCATGTACGGTTCCTCCACAAACAACGAGGCCGTGATCGAACGCATGTACCAGATCGGCCGTGACCAAGGACGCTTCAAATAATGGGCAAATACGACGATCTGTTCGAGGCTGCACAAGGCCCCGTAAATCCAGGCCTTACACTGACTCAAGCGGTCACAGTCAACCCCGTCCAAGAGTCCGAATACGATGTGCTGGCCAAGCGCTTTAACGTGCCGCGCGAGATCGTTCGCTCATTCCCAGAGCAGTACCAAACCCGCGCCAAGACCGAGGACGCCGCAGCAGTTGTGGCACCGCACCCGGTGCTGCGGGGATGGATCGCAGAACCCCATAACGCGCAACTGTCCCACGACGACGTCGACAACCTAGCCAACGTCAACCGCACACTGGGTGGCACCGCTGGTGATATTGGTGTCACCGCATTTAAGGGGGCGATTGGCCTGCCTCAGTCCCTGGTAGGCATTGCCGACCTGGTCACCGGTGGCTACGCGGGTAAAACCGTCGAGGCCCTGGGCGTAGATTTCAAGGGCTCGCAGAAGATTCTCGACGGCATGTACTCGCTAGCGCAGCAAGCGGCAAACAAGAGCGTCGAAGACGCTGACGGGTTCCTTGGCACCTTGTCGGCCATGGTCACAAACCCGAGCACGATTGCCACCACGGTGGGCGAGTCGCTGCCCCAACTACTTGGTGGCGCCGCTGCCGCGCGAAAGCTATTGCAGCTTGGTGGCAAGGCGGTAATGGCAGGGGAGTTCGGCCCTGCGTTGCCTGGGTACTTGGCCCGTGCGTTTGGTGAGAAGACCGCCATGGTGCTCGCTGGCGCGTTTGGTGAAGGCACCATGGCTGCGGGTGCCGCCGCTGAGAACTTTCGTTCAGACAACGTAGACGGCCTGCTGACCGTAAAAGAAACCCTGGCATCACTTGGCCTCGGCGCCGGCACCGCACTGTTCGGTGCGGTAGGTGGCAAACTTGCTCAGAGGCTAGGGCTCGATGACATCGATACGGTGCTGGCCGCCAAAGGCCTGGCGCCAGAGGCCGCCGACCAAGTCAAGCAAGGCTTTGTTTCGGCGGTCTTGAAGTCTGGCATCTCTGAGGGCCTGTTCGAGGAGTTGCCGCAATCTGTGCAAGAGCAGATGTGGCAGAACTGGGCCAACGACAAACCCATCGAAGAGGGTGTTGGTAAAGCTGCAGCACAAGGTGCAGTGGCGGGCTTCGCCATGGGAGGGGGCTTCCAGGCCATCACTCGCGCGACCGAGCACTTCAGCGCCATCGGTAACGCTGATCAGCAGGCAGCACGTTTGCAAGAAACTTTGCAGGCTGCCACAAACTCACTGTTGCGCGAGCGCAACCCCGAGGAGTTCCGCACCCTGGTGCAGAAGATGGCCGAGGGCACCGACGGCGCACCGACCGAGGTTTACGTTGACGCCGAGGTCCTGAACCAACTCGCACCCGAGGTGCTGGCGCAGTTGCCCGGTGTGGCCGAGCAGATGCAGGCGGCACTCGCAGCCAACGACGTGGTCAGCATCCCCATGGCCGACGTGCTCACCGTGGCGCCCGGCACGCCACTCGAGGCGATGCTGGTGGAGAACGCACGCATCGGCGACCCGCGCGCGATGAGCCAGGCTGAGGCCAAGGAAGCCGGCGCCAAGGCGCAGGAGTACCTCGCGCAAGAATCCCAGCGCGTGATCCAGCAGGCTGCTGACCAGCAGGCCATGCAAGAGTCCATCGACCGCGTGCGCCAGGGTGTGCTCGACCAGCTCAACAGCGCGGGTCGTTTCTCGCCCGAGGTCAACGAAGCCTACGCCACGCTGCAATCGAGCTTTTTCAGCGTCATGGCGCAACGCCTGGACACCACGCCCGAGGAGCTATTTGCCCGCTACAGCCTGCGCGTCGAGGCCAAGCTGCCGGGGCAGGGGGAGCGGTTGGATCAGGGTGGGGATGTTGGGCTCGCGCTCAACGCCCTTACTCGTGACGACCTTGAGGACGACCAGGTTTTTTCCAAACCCCTCCCGGATGTTGATTCCGAAGACCTTGGGTATGTCAAAAAGCTGGGCGCAAACTCAGTGGGGTCGGGCGGTTTCCACGTCTACGTGAAGGGTGAAGATGTCCGCGAGGCTGGGCCGCACGAGTTCTATTTCTACGACAACAGCGACGAGCCAATCGGATTTGCTCGATTGACCAAGACGCGAGATCAGGCGTCGGTGAACATGATCGCATTCACCGAGGACGCCCGTGGTTCGGGCTATGGCAAGGCGTTCTACAAATACCTCCTGGATGAACTCGGCGTGTCGGTGAAGTCCGATAAGGAAATCACCGAAGGTACCGCAGCCCTGTATCGGTCGCTGGCGAAAGAATATGGCGCTTCGGTCGATTCCGATGGTCGCGTCGTCATCTCAAAACAACTCAACCAATCCGCCGAGCAGCCCCGCCTGATGGCGGTGCACAACCTGTCGGCCGAAAATCTGATCTTTGCCGACAAGATGGGCGGCCTTGCTGTGCCGTCGATTGGCGTGGTCACGCAGGACGCGGGTGCTGTCGACGGGTTCGGTGAGATCACGCTGATCGGACGCAAGGGCTTGGTCGACCCCAAGCAGGAGCGCGTGTTCAGTGCCGACGCCTACACCGTGCGCTTCCCCAAGCCCGAGTGGCCCAAGGTCAAGAGCAAGGATGCACAGGCACTGGTCGACTTCGTGCGCGCAGCCGCCAAGGAGTTCGACGATGGCGGGCTGACGGGCGAGACATGGGACAACATGGTCAACACTCCCGACGCCGCCAAGGTTGTCGAGAAGTGGACCTACTCGAGCGCAGTCAAAGCAATGTTCCTGCGCGAGAAGGGTGTCGACGTGCAGCCGGCGATGCGCCCGGTGCGCACAACCAGCGGCCTGACCGTCGAGCAGTTTGAGGCCCTGCGACCGCTGTACGAACAGGTCTCCAAACAGCACGACGAAGGCCAGTACGGCACGCCCGAGGAAGCAGAACTCAAGCAGCGCGTCGAGGACGGTCTGCGCGAGACCTACGCCGAACTCGGCAAGCGCGACGTGATGGTCGACAAGATGGTCGAGAAGGCCACCTACCGCTTGGTCGACACGCTTTACAGCGACGCCCGTGCAGTTCAGACAGGCCCGACCGTTGATACCTGGGACACCGGCAAGAAGATCAACGAGCAGATCGAGCCCTACGCTATCGAGTTCAAGCAGTGGGTTGAGTCCAAGATCATCCCGAAGTTCGGCGACCCGTTCATCAAGGTAGGGGGCAAGAAGGCTCCCTACACGCTCGACAACATCGTCAAGACCATGACCGACACCAAGGTCAAGGGTAAAGAAAAGACGATGACCTACGGAGCGGGCCAGGTGCGCGCTGCATCCAGCATTGAGTTCTCTGACCTCGATCAGATGCGCGCGGCCGCAGTCGAGAATGTCGTCGACCCTGCACAGTACGAAGCGGCCAAAGCCGAGACCGAGAAGAAGCTCGAGGACTACCGCGGTGCAGTGGTCGAGTTCACCAACGTGACCAACTGGAAGGGCGACCCCGACACTTGGGAAGCGCTGGACGCGTCGATGCGCGCGTTGGCCAAGTGGTCCACAGGCAAGAAGCGCGACGCCACCAGCATGAAGGCTGCACTGCGCGCCGAAGACTTCAACGCGGCAAAGATCCCCGACAGCGTGATCGAGCAAGCGATGGACGCAGCTGGCGCACTGCTGCGGGCGCCGGTGCCGTACTTCGAGGCCAAGCCCCAGCGGGCGGTGTCGTTGGGCGAGTTCGCAGGTGCCGTGATCCCGACGGATGCCCCGCAGCAAGTGCGTGACATTCTCGCCAAGAACAACGTCCCAGTGACCGAGTACGAACCGGGCGCCGACCGCACGAGCACTGCCCGGGAGTTTGCCGCGCAACT